GCCAGGGGGAAAATAAACGACGCCACCACCCAATGTATTGACGCGGTTTAATGCTGCTTGAATCGCTGAGGTATCATCTACAATTCCATTACCTACCGCTCCGTAGTCTTTTACATTAACAACATCACCACTATAATCACTAAGTTTGCGAAATGGGCTTACCGCGACAGAACTGCCGTTTATAACACTGACCGAGGTAATCGGTGCGTTGCCTCCGATGGTGGTTGAAGCACTCAGTGTCACACTTCCATCGGCCTGCAAATTATTTAAGCTGAGATTGCTGCTCCACTCGGCGCTAGTCCCAGTGTTATTTGTTTGAAGGACTTGCCGTGGAGAACCCTGCTGTAGCTTGGATACGGCCAGTTTTAAGGTGTCTATAAAATTGTTGTTTTGTGGGACGATGGTCGGTGTGCTTTCGCCGGCAAAAGTGCTTAATAAAGCAGCTTCGTACAAAGCTCCGCTACCTTGAAAAACAATATCCGCTGCGCTCACTTCGCCTACTGAGGCGTTAAACGTAACACCTGTTACGTAAGCAGCTATAGAAATATCGTGCGCAAGACTATCGGTACCGCTAAGGCGTAAAGTCAGTACAACAATATCACCATCTTTTACGCCGTCTACGCGTAAAACTTTTCGCAATGCGGTCGCAGCGTCGTTGCGACCAGATTCGTCAGTATAATAAAGTAGAGATGCGGTTCCGCTAAATTCTTGGACACCGGGAACAAAAGTTTTTTGATACTGCTCCAGTGTTGTTGTCTCTAGCATTTCTAGAGATCCATTTAGCATCCATTTTGTTACTTTTAACTGTTCTACACCGTTGATTAGGAGGTAGCCATCTTTGCCTGAGTATACTTGCGACATTACACCACCGCCACCAGCCTTACTGTAACGCTACTGCGACCAGGACGTACTGCTTTGACAGAAGGTTCGGCCTCGTAACGCCATTTTGTACCGGGCGGTGCATCCAACTTGTTATCGGTGCCAGCCCAACCGGAGAAGGCGGCGGACGGCAGCGTAAAAGTACGCAAGGTGCCTAACTGTGCATCGTAATCTTCTAAAAATAGTTGTGCATTTGCATCGGTAATGTTGTCGTAACTTAAGCTAATTTTTGCGTTGGTGCGCTGACTGCCGTATAAAATCCGCACTTCTGCACCAGATTGTGAGTTAAACCGCTTGGTCGGCCAGTCACCTGGACTGAAGTCACGGCTTGTGGGGGCTAGCGCAGGGAACGTCATCACTCAAGCGTGCGGAAAGCGGCTTCGTTTAGCACGTCCTTTGCCACAATGCTAGCGCCAGTGCTGTCGGTCGGAACATGGACAGCGCTGATGCTGACCAATCCGTCCTCATCTAACGTCAGCTGCTCCACTTGGTAAACGCCCATTCCTACTTCAACGCTTAGCAAGGTAAACAAGCAACCGTACAGCGTTGAATCTGTGATTGTGTTGTTGCTGATGGTGATGCGTCGCTCGGTTACGTCCCCTGTTTGCGGGTTATAAATCAAGGCGTCGTAGTTGCCGTTGGCGATGCTGCTGATGCTGACGAGTGTTCCAGCATCTGTGATGCCGCCATTGTTGGTAGCGCTATAGGTGGTGGCTTCGGTAATGACGCGGATGTAAGAGCCTGGCTGAATTCCGAGTGCGTCGGGTACCGTTTTGAAGCTGACTGTGTGGGTGACGCGGCGGCGGATGCTTAGTAGGAATCGAGCGGTCAGCAAAGCTTGGGCGCGGTTGGTGCAGAAGTCGGTAAGGTCGAACGCCTGCTGTGTAGTGGCGCGGCTGCTCTCTGGGATGTCAGCCCAGTCCACCAGCGCTGATGCCTGTGTGGGTAGATCGTTCTCGATGGTGACGCGCCAGCTGACCAAGGCGCGGAAGTTGGAGCGTTGGGAGGCTTCGATGTATTGGACTTGCAGGCTGTCTTGGATGATGTTGCCGGCCGTGAAAATCTGCTCGACCACGATCGGCGCTGTGCTAATTGCGTAGTTGCTGTCGTAAGGAAGCGCTGGCATCATACCAAAGCGGCCGTTTTTGATAGTGAAATTACAGAGTTGCAGAGCAGCGTTGTCGTACAGGAACGAACGGAAGCTTTCGTTGTCTTCGAGTACGCCGTCGTAAAAGATCTTGTTTGTGCGTTGGAATTGCGCTGCAATACGCAGAGAATCAATATCGATTAGCTCGGATGGAACGATGTTGCCGAGACCTTGACTGGTGTTTGTCAGCAAATAGTAGACAAGATCGGCGAACAGATTGCTCGGTGCGTTATCACCTTCAATTAGACGTGTAACGTTTATTCCGGTCGGGGACCACATCCGTAGTTGGTCGACAGAATTGATTTGGCCGCTGGACTTGACGGAGAGCCCGATGGTTGACATGTTGACGTAACTCGGTGCTTCTTCGTTTTCAATGAACTCGTTTACGTAGACGATCTCGTGCTCGGGGCCGTTTTCGTTTGATTTCTGTAATTCTTGGAAATGGCTACAGTCCGCCACTTGTGAGTTGCGTTCAAATACTCGTTCAGCACGCGAAATTTTATTAGCAGGAATTAGTGTCGTACCCAAGCCCGTGCACATGAACTGCACGTTTACGATTCCTGTAAAGAAAACATTATCTACGGAAGGAGCGTCTTTAATAGTGTCGTTTACCTGCCAACCACCTGTAAAATTAGTGACAGTGTAAACAAAGTTTGACCACTTATACTTTGATCCTGTGAGGTTGACGTATGTCTGGCCTACGTCTACGCCAAGGGTCGCTTTAACTGATGTGGCAGTTACAGTTAACGAAAGTGTTTTATTTGGATCATTTGTCTTTACCATTTTAATTTTGAAGCTTTTTGTAGTGCCTTGATTTTCGCTGCTCCAGGCTCGTCCTAAGTAGTGTGTGCTCCACGCGTTAAGCGGAAATTGACCGCCTGCCGGAGTAGTTGACGAGTCGTTTTGGCTTACGGATGTAGGTCCTGTTTTTGTGTAATCGGAAGACTGGTATGGCACCTCGTCGCTTGGATCCGTAAACATTTCATCATTGGCTTTTATATCGGCAATAGCTATCTCTTCCCCTGTTGTGGTTATGCGGAAATCCCCGTATGGCGTCGGATAATCTCGGCCGAATGGCTCGCCGCCCTCGGAGAAAAGGCGAATAGCCGTATTGGTATCAATACTGTTCTGCGCAATATCTGTGCCTGTGCGGGGGATAATTCGGTATTCGTAATACCCTGCAATTCTTGGTTTGATCCGAAGGTAGTTGTACTGGTCAATCGGTGCTCGTCCGATTACACAGAACAATTCAGGGATGCGTTGCCACGCAACTTCAGCTTCGCCGTATTTAGATACGGGGCGCACCATGACCGAAAAGCACGAGGCTCGGTCAAAGTACTTATCCATTTTGGGTGTTGTAAGAGTAATATCTTTTTCGTCAAATTTATACAGGTCGTCCGGGGTAGGTAACGCATTAAAATTACACAATCCAGATGCTCGGTTCCAAACCTGGGATTTAATTCCGAATTCAATGGCAATAGAGTCGCGTCGCACAGGGCGTATATTCGCCATGTAAAGCCGGCATATGTTCCAGAAAGCCGCGCCGCAGTGTTTTTTCTCGTTGTACTCTAAACCGTTATAACCGCCAAGAGGTTCACGAATTGTGCTATAGCCAGCGACGCCTAGCGTGGGCACACCCACAATAGAGACACACTGGAAGTAAATATGCTTTATATCGTCGGCAACGTCGGCTTTATCTACTACCACCCAAATAGAGGATCCGATAATCCAGCGTGTTCCTTTTGTAAGTAGATCTTCTGCGCGCAACCGCCAGCTTCTAGCGCTGTTGCTCAAGTCTTTAAGATTTACGCTTCTAACACGTTTACCGTTGTATTGGAAGTCTTCCCCTTGGAATTCGCCCCAGCCTTTTTTATAAATCTCAAAGGCGGCCACGTCTCCAATTTCAATATCAACGACTGTTCTATCGTTGAACTCTGTAAATGAAGAGTTGTTTGCTTTTTTGATCGCAACAAAGCCCATGCGCCGCGAATAAGCTCTGCCTACTCCGGGCATTCCAACGCTTGGACTTGCGGGATCATGCAATACGTCTGCGTCTGCGCCTGCAATTTTGCGTCGTTTTGCTCTTATCTCGTACCGAACGTCCTCAGCATCTTCACCTTTTGTCGAGCTAAACGGTGCGCTAATAATTTCCCAGTTAAAGCGGTAAGCTGTGCCGTTGTGGATTGGGGTTGCCGTTCCAAACTGGTACTGAGTGCTCGGGCTATATGCCATTGATGCCGAGCGCTCGTATTGGCCGTTTGCGCCAGGGGCAGTAAATACTTGGCGGCCAGATGTTCCGTTGATTTCGTCGCCACCAATTAAGGCTGTTGGAAAGTTTGAGCCTTCAGTGGATGACCAAAACAGCGCAAATTCTCGATCACCTAATGTGGCGAGCGCAAAAGTACCAAGGCGTACACCGCCCATGCCAGGAGCTGTAATTCCGTATTGTCCTGCGACGTATAGACCTTCAAAAGCTTGATAATTGCCGTAAGAATATACTCTGCTCCACACCAGCGCTGGTGCAAGAATCAAGCCGCCAGTTAGCGCGCCATCAGCGCCCGTGCCGCGCTTGCCGAAAGGGATTGGAATCGGCTGCCCGTACTCGGCGAGGCTGCTGACGTTATCGAAGCTGGTGGTCTGGTTAAAGCGAGTTGGACCGATTTGATCAGCTAACTTTTTGCCTCTGATCTTGGCGGGTGATTCCAGTGCTGGTGCCTTTGGTGCCAGCAGAATGCTGATAGCTGTGAGGGCAAGACCTATAGCTAAATTTATAAGTATTGGAACAACTGGACCATTTTGAATATCGGGAATTCCTGCATACGCGGCAGGACGTACTTGTACAGAATCTCTGGCATGACGCACAAACTCTTTGTATTCTTCTTCGCTGCACCCGAGCGCCTCAATTAGCGCGATTTCATACGGTAGGAGCGGCGGATCATAAGACTGCCCACCGGTTTCCAGTCCACTGCGGAAATTAAGGGGTTTATGAATAGGATGCCACTCTGCCATTGGACTCCGAATTCAGGTGGCTTAGCGCCAAACAGAATGATGTCACCATCGTAGGCGGGCACGTCTATGGTGTCGCAATACAGCGCCAGCTCACGCAATATACCGCGCGGAGTCAAGGCGTACCAGTGCTCTGCAACCTCCGGTGGATTTTTGCCTAGTGCCTTCAGGGCATCCACGACTAAGTGGATGCAGTCGTTGCCGCCGTATTCGTAGCTGCGTCCGATCAGGTGCTCACACACGGACTTGGGCTGTGAACGGGATGCTGCCGACCTGCCAGCGATGAAGGCGGCGACCTGGGATGTTGGTTTGAACCGCGTCCAGCACTGAGTTCAGGCTGACTTGGATGTTGACCTCATCCCAGCCGCCACTGGAACAGGTGCCCCAATAGTTGTAAAGGGTGCGCTGGACTGCTCCAGTGGAGGGTTCCCAGAGCACCGTGGTGACCTTGGCAACCCACAGGTTATCGAGGGCGTCAACGATCCAGGCGCGTGTCATCTCGATATTGGCGAACTGAAGCGTCGCGTCGAGGTTGTCGCCTTGAAGTGTGGCCACCGCTCCACCAAAGCTGAACGGCAGAAACAAGTAACCGTCTACGTTCTGGTTGATCGCGTAGTTTTGGAAGCGGTACTGGGCTGCTTGGCCGCTGGGGCCGATGTCGAGCAGGTGGCCGTAGGCGTATTCCATCAGACTCCAACAGAACGGCGGGTGGCGGCGCTGTTTTTCAGGCTGCGCATGGCGCGGCGTTCACCTTGGATGGCGCCTTGTTGGGCAGCTTGTGCCATGCCGGCTCTGAACTGGTCAGCCGTAACGTAGTCCACATTGTTGATGCGTTCCACGCTGTAACGGACGTCGATAGGCGCTGTTGAGGCGATACCTGCTCCCCCGCCGGCCTCGGTGGTGTCTCCGCCTACTGAACCGCTAGCAGAACCTGGAGACCGGCGGTATCTACCCATAGCCCCATCCAGTTGAGCAGCAACACCGAGTTTGCCGTCAGGTCCGCGCTTGAGCGGCATGATTGCTTCCGGGCCGGCCTCGCCCATTAGCCCGGCCTGCACCGCACCCCCATCAGCGAACTGGAATAAGGTCGGAGAAGATACAACCCCACCCTTGGCGAAGTAAGCGGTGCCCCCGTCGAAGTAGGCACCCTTAGCAGCCATCAGGGGGAATGAACCTGGGAGTGGTGGTTTAGCTCCACCTGCACCTCTACCAATCAATCCAGCAAACTGCTTAGCAATACCGATTTCTATATACGTAGCAATCATTTTGGCAGCTTCTTGCATTAAGATTTGACCTATGTCCTTTAAGAAGCTGGAGAATACTTCTTTTGCTGTTGTCGTGCCTTCGATGAGTCCAGTTATACCGTTTGTTAATGCATTACCGACGGCATCTCCGATGCCTTGAGAAACAGTAATAGCGACACCTTCGAGATCTTCTAGCTGTCGTTGTGCATCACCAATGAAGCCCCGTATGCGCGTGCCGGGCTCGGTGGCGGCTTTCGCGCGGGCGTCTTCGGCTCCTGCACCGGCACGGCCGGCTGCTCCGACACCTTCGATCTGCTTACGCAAGCGCTCAATGGTGGCGAGCGCAGCAGCGAGCTGTTTCTCTAGCTCGGCTTTTTCGGTACCCGAAGTCGCTGCGATCTTTTGCTGGAGTTCGTCTCGGAGCGCGAGCACGATGGTCAGTCGTGCGCTGAGTTCCGTTGTGAGGCGGTTTACTTCACGTTGAATATCTAACTTGGCTATTTCGGCTGCGATGAACTCGGGTGCGACACCTTCTGCTTGCAAGCTGTTACGTAGTTTAAGTGCTTCGATATCCTCGTAAATACTGCGAGCCTGATCACGCGTTTGTTGAATGAAGTTTGTGGCTTGTTCAGTAGACAGAATGCGTTGTTTGAGTAGCGCTTCTTGATCCAGCCCACGTAGATACTGTGCATGCTTCGTGTTGACCGCTTCGATAGCGCGTGTTCTCTCCGTGTCATTCAGCTTCGTCTGTTTAGCAATACCGTCGAGGATCTGTTGGAGCTCACGCGCAGCAGTAGCGCGCTGGGCAAACAGGTTGGATTCGAGAGCGGCGCGCTCGGGGCTAAAGGTTGTCGAGTCACTACGTGTGAGAGCGTCGTAGTTGGCCTGCAGTTCGAGGAGCTGGTCTTGGTACTGCTCGATTGCGACCTGAGGGAAGGCGGCTTTTGCGATCTCGTCGAAAGCTTCCGCTGTGTTGGCCTCTGTAATCGCTGCCTGTAGTGAGCGGAGGCGCTCCATTGCGCCTGCAAGGCTGCGAACAGCAGTGGCGTAGTTGTCAGCCGCAGCGGATGCATCGGGTAATTCGCTGCCGCCAGCAGGGGCAGCTGTAGGAGGGGCAGCAGCAGCAGCAGCACCTGCGCCGCCTCCCATCAGTTGCTGTGTTGCGGCGCGAAGCTTGCCCGGATTTGCATATTGGAGTCCGATCCACTCCTGTTTGAGTCCGCGCTCGGTGGCTGCGATGTCGCCGGGGACAACACGATTACGAGCCAGGGCTTCAAACAGTTTCTCCTGTACTGCTGGGCTGAACTTGTCTGAGGGAGAAACACCAGTGGGGCCATAGCCTCCGCTCATTAAAGAGCGAAGAGTAGAGCCAATAATTTGATATTTACCAACAGCATGTAGCTGTTGATTGCGTGGAACATTGGGCGCTAGTTGCCTTCGCTGAATCTCAGCGATCGTCATATTGACTAGGTTTGGATCTATACCGCTGCCATGCGCTGTATGTCCCTGATTGCTACCGCCTCGGTTGAACGCTCCGTAGTTTCCTCCGTAGCTTTCGTGGCCGCCGATGAGCTGACTGAGTGCTCCGCTCGGTCCTGTAGGTGCGGGGGGTCCGGCGACGCCTGCTCGGCGCCGAGCGTCAGCTGAATCGCGCTCGTAGTCCGCGGACTTTTTGCGGAGCTCGGCGATCTTCTTCTCGGTGTCGTAGCGGTAGTCGCTGATTGCCTTCTCGAGGTTGGTGACCTCAATGGCAATGGTCTGCTTGGCGGCTTCGATCTCGAGTTCGCCGCGCTCGCGGGTGGCAATGTAGTTGTTGAGAGCCTCGAGGGCGGCGCGGGAGGCGCCTTCTTCGCCCTCGATGAGTTTGGCGTTGGCTCGCTCGATCTGCTTGATGCGCAGCTCGCCGGCGGCACGGAAGATGTCGACTTCCTTCTGCGCTAAGGCTTCGCGCTGCTGGAATAGGTCGTTCTCGAGCTGGCGGCGCAGGTCAGCGATCTCGCGCTCGAGGTTGGTGCGGTTCTGCGCTTGGAGCTGGATGTCCTTGATCGCTTGCTCTCGGTTGCGTTGGGCGTCTACACCCCGTAGCTCGGCTTTGATCTTGGCTTCCTCTTTTAGCAGGCCACCGAGTACTTGACGAGAACGTTCCTCGAAACGGCCGACCTCGGAGCCAGAGAGTGCGTCCCAGAATTCGCCCCAGCTTTGGATACCGGGTTTGAGTTCGTAGCGAATCTGGTTGATTTTCTTGCGTACTTCTTCTAGCTGATCAAGGTTGCGGCTGTAGTTGGCATTGACGATAGCCTGCTCATAGTCGCGAGCAGCTTTAGTGGCACTGTCAGCTGAATCGCCTACATCTTTGTACGTTGTTTGGAGGCGACGGAGGGCTTCAGCAGCACGGGCGTTTGACTGTTGATCCTCTTGTGCACGCTGGAAGCGACCGAAGGCGTCGATTACAACAGCAATACCGATCTGAATGACGGCGATCCAACCCAAGGAAGCCAGGATTGATGCACCCGCGGCTTTAGCGCCAGCACCGAGGCCTCGGAAGCCAGCAGCGAGGCCGTTCAGTTGTGCACCTGATGTGACAGCTTGCTTGCCTACGGTGAGCAGCTCAACTGATAGCGCCTTGAGGCCGGCTGCCAGAGCGGGGATAGCGGCGGCTGGGCCTACGAGCGCTGTGGCCAGACCGGCGAAGAGGACGATCAGTTTGCCGACGGCCAGGACAACTGCGGCGATGGCACCGACCAGGCCGGCGAGAGCTGTGCCGAGGCCGCCGATGGCGGGGATGACTGCGCCGACGATGAAGCGGCCGAAGAGTACGAGCTGTGTAGCGGCGTCGAGCCCGACGCGCTTGAGGAGACCGAGTACTGCGGCGACCTCGGAGAAGTACTGGACGGCGGGGGTGTTGAGGAAGCGCGAGTAGAGGTTGAAGAGGCCCGCCAGAGGCTGCGAAATAGCGCCGACGACGGTGGCGATGTTGGCCAGGGCGGAGGCGAGAGCCTCGAAGGTGCCGACCTTGATGCGGACAAAGGCCTCGGCGATGTTGCGGAAGGCATCGACCAGGATCAGCGCGGTGGGCTTCAACGCTTCGATGGCCTGCGTGAGGGCACCGACGGTGCGTTGAGCGACGAGCTCGATCTGATTGAAGCCTTGCTGCGCGACGGAGGCAGCGGCAGAGGCGGCGCGGGAGGGGTCGCCGGCGCCGATTCCAGTGCGGCCGGCGGTGAGACCAACGACGAGCTGTCCGGCGCGGCCGATGGCTTGGCCGGCGCCCTCGGCGATGGCGAAGATCTGGGTGCGGATCTTGAACAGGGTCTCGAAGACACTGGTCAGGCCTCCAAGCAGGGGGTCGAGAAGGCCTCGGCCGAAGTTCTGGCCGATGAGTTCACCGAGGTCAGCGATGTTGGAGATGACACCGGCGAAGCCCTGAGCGGCAATTTTCTGGCCGGCTACTGCGGCGGCGAGGCGGTCCTCGAGGAACTTGGTTACGCCGCCGGTTTGAGACTTGGCGCGAGCGATGTCTTCATTGGTGATACCGAGCGCTTTGGCTAGATACGAGTCCGTGGTGATGTCACCACGAAGGATGGAGCCGATCTCTTGCTGCGCCTGGTACAGCGGTATTCCGAAGGTGCCGAGAGCGGCAGCGAAGTTGATCGCGAGGTCTTCGGCTTCCTTCAAGCCACCGCCGATCTGTCCTACCTGTGCAGCAACGAGGCCAAAGACCTCGATGACGTCATTCGAGGTGACGCCCGCCAGGGCGATGGACCGTTCTCGGATGGAATCGATACGCTCTGCTACGGCGCCGGTCAGTGAGACGATCTTCTGGTACGGATCGGTGATCTCTTTGCCACCAGCAAAGACTCGGTTTGTAGACGCGAGCGTCGTTTGAGTTTTGAGGATCGTCTCGCGGAGCTTGATCTCGCGGCCGATGGTGTTGTTGAAGAAACCGTTCCATGCGGCTTGAACGACGCCGACGGCCTCTTTGAGGGCGAAGGTGGCGAAGCCGACCTTGGCGAGTACATCGATAAGGCGGCCACCGACGGTGCCGGCGACAGTGAGTGAGCGCGAGAGGATGCTCCCTGCTTGCGCGCTTTCCTTAAGCGCTGCGCCGAACTGGAACTGCTGTTTTGCTGTGGCTGCAGTGGTCTTAGCTAGGCTCTCAAACTCGCGGACTTTATCCCCTACTCCAGGTATATTCTTACTGATGGAGTAAAAGGTACGTATGTTGTTGCTGGCTGCCTTAATATCGTTCTGTATGTTTGAAAAGTCTTTGTTTAGACTTCTCAAGTCAATACTGAATTTACGCGACTTCGTAGCCGCAGTAGCGAGTTTATCTACCTGCTGCAGTTTTCGCTCAGCAGCCTGAGTTTCAGCTATTACGTTGAGCCGAAAGTCAGACACGGGCCGATATGCGCTACTCGTATGTTAGGTCTGGCCCGTGGCTGCGGTCGCAAGCGCGGCGTAGACGTGCAACGGCATGCGGCGTGTGCGCACGAGCTCGGAGAGAATGAACTTAGTGGGTGCGTCGGGGCCGTCGGCCACCTCGGATGCGGGCTTCCAGTCGGGGAAAGGCAAGAAGTCGCGGGGATGCACCTTTGGGGCGGCTCGCTTGGAGCCGGAGAAACCGTGCGCAATCTGGATCAGTACAGCAGTCAGACGTGCGGTGCTGACGCTGGCGGTGTTAGCGCGGCCTCGGTCGAGGTCGTCGATTTGGCGCAGCAGCCAGCGGATTGTGCTGATTGGCGTGCGGAGAAAACGCTCCGGGGTGAAGTCGCCGCCGACTGGAGACGATCGCACTCGAAAGTAAATCTGGTCCCAGTCGGCTAAGGGTGCGCGGAGCGTGTCCTCAGCGTTTTTCAGGCTTTGCTCGGGGGAGGGCTGAATTCGGGCTCCGCTTCCGGTTCGTTTCCCTCAGCAGGGGTGGGCCAGCCGTCGCGTTCCCAGGTGAGGAGCTCGAAGATCTGCTCCATCAGGCGAGTGGGGATGGCTTCAGTGTCGGCCTCGGTCCAGTCCTCGAGCTTTTGCCAGTCCTTGGCTCGGGGCAGCTTGGCTTCTCCGCGG